GATGCGTAATCTTTAAGTGATTTTATCTCACCGTTTATAGACTTAATAGCACCTTGCTCTTTTTGGAGTGCATCATATCTTGACTGATAATTTTTTGTTGCAATCGTTTGTTCTTTTTGCAATCCACTAATTGCAAAGTTAGTTTTATTTACTATTGCCTGTTTTTCCGCATTAAAATACGAGTCTATTAAAGAACTTGTGTTATTTGCCTGAGCATATTTCTTGCTTCCTGAGAGGTTGTTAAATTTAGATATACTTGACATTACAGTGCTTCTTGATGTACCTATACCTTTGTACCTTGCAATACTGCCACTTATTGACGATATAGAACTCCCAACACTAGAAAGTAACTGTTGGACACTTGATATTTGAGTCTGTATTCCACTTTTCAATGATGCAATTTGAGCCTCGTATGCCTGTTTATTTTTCTTAAGAGCTTGGGTACTATTGTCTATTGCAAGGGTAGTTCCAGTTGTGCTTTCAATTAATGCTTTATTTGCATTTAAAAAGGCAAGTTCTTTATCAGTTAAATTTTTAGTTACTCCTGTTCCGCTTGTGAATGAACTAAATAGTGCATCAAGTTCTTTTTTTGTTTTTGCTATATTATTTACACCAAGACTTTTACCCATGTCTTTAGTTAGTTGTTCTTGACTTTTAAAGCTATCTTTCCAAGTTTTTATGTTAGCCTTAGATTGTTTACCAGCATTGTCTAAAATTTGAATATATTTCTCATAATCTTGCCCAAGTGCATATTGTTTACTTGAAAGTATCTCTGTTGCTCTTGCAGTATCGTTACCTGTTATGGATAACTTTTCTAATTCATCTTTTAATTTTTTATACTCTTTTATATCAAGTTTTGTTCTTCTGGTATCAAGGTAGCTACTACCTAGATACCCACCTGCATTAGCTAGTTTATTAGAAGCTGTTTTCGCACTCATTTTTGAAAAGTCAATAGATGCCATCATCCCTTTTCTTACTGTTGATAGTATCTCATTATTAAGTTTCCCTGCGTAGGTGTACCCCCCTGCTTTTTGTTCAGACTTTTGCTTTGCGATTAGTACATCTAGTGTAACCTTTAATGCACTCCCATCTTTGCCCATGTCTTTAAGGGATTGTGTAGCTTCATCTATACTTTTTTTAAAATTAGCAAGAGACTCAATAGCGATTTCGTCTGCTGATTTTCGCTTTTTAGTTATCTCCGTTATTAGTGCCATACCACCAGCGACTGCAATACCAACACCAGCCGTTGCAATGCCAGAAGCCATAACTCCACCGCCTAACATTCCAGTCAGTCCTGTTGCTGCTGATTTTGATGTTTTTTGTGTTCCTATGATACCACTTAGTAGTCCGCCTTTACCATCAAGACCTGTCAATATACTTCTTGAACCTGACTGAATTAACGATGCAGATATTGAAGCACCAAGACCTTTAACTGCTTTTTGTATATCACCATTAGTTAGTGCATCAACTAAAGCGTTTGATAAAGAAGTTGATAGTGACTCTGCAAGTCTTTTATTTGATGCTTCAATCGCCTTGTCTCTATCTTTTATTGCCTTTTGCTCTTTTTTATAATCTCCTGATGATGTGTATAACGTATCTCTTGAATGTTTTAATATATTTTTATATTCTTTTATTTTTTTATTATACTCTTTTATTTTTTTCTTACTGGCGTTTTCTATTTCCTTATTATTTTTATCTATTTCTTTTTTATTAAGCTTTTCTAGTTCAGCAAAATACCACTTATCAACAAGTAGCATAGCTTTTCTATTACCTTTTGCTACCTTTAATCTGTCATTATACTTTTTTAGAAAAGCTGTGTAAGGGTCATAACTTGCCAAGTCTTTTTTTAAAGTTTTTGTCAGAGTAGATAGTTGTTTTGAACGCTTGTTATCTAGTACTGATAACTCTTTTTTATGCTTTATTTCAAGGTTTATTGCATCTATGGCTATTGTATTGTTTTCAGCTTCTCGTGTTTTGTCTAAAACTTGTAGCTTATTTGATTTAATTCTTATCTCTATTAGTTGTTTTTCTAATTTATATTTTTCATTTATCGATGTAAGGGTACTGTCTTTACCTGTCATTTTTAAGTTTAATTGCGCAAGAGCTAGTTTGTTTGCATACTGTACTTCACCTAACTTTTTTAACTTATCTTTAGCTATTGCATCTATATCTGCTTTAGCTTTAGTTGCTTTAGTAACCTTACCTAAAGCAATATATTCATTTTGTAAACCTTTAAGTCTGTCCGCAACTAACTGTAGCTCAACTTTACGATTAGCAGTAGGTAACTTTAAACCACTAGTATTGGTATTATATTGTAGTCTTCTCCTATATTCGGCACTCATGCTTAAGTATTTGTTTTGCAGTGCAATTATCTCGCTACGAAGAACCTTTTTTTGATTAACTTCACTAATATTTGATTTATTATTTAATAAACTATCTAACTCTTTTTTTACACGAGCATAAGCTGAGGTGTCTTTCTTTAAAGACTTTAATGCTCTTGATAACTGTAAAATCTTTTCTCTGTCCTTAACTAAGGAGTTAACTATTACTGTCGTTGCACCTGAGAAGATGTCACCAAGCTCGTTTTTAAATCGCTCCCACAACTTTGTAGAGCCTAAAGCTTGTATCGCAGCTTGTCTCTGAACATCTGCCGCATGTTGTATATTTTTAATGTGTTTGTTTATAATATCTCCACCATTATAGAGAGATGCTAAAAACTTTTGAACATTAATATTCATATCTGAGATACCTGCGATAAAGTCATCGTAAGGCATTTGGTTCACTTCATCAACAAAGTCGATAAGTGCTTGTGTACCGTTTACAGGGTCACGAAGTTTTTTAGCCCAAGCCTGTTGGTCTTCTCCTAAGATGTTCCAAAACTTAGATATAGAGTTAGAGCTTTTATTAAACACAAACTGCATTTTTTGCATTTCCGTACCAATAGTTGAAGCATTTATACCTAAATTACTTAAACCTGTTGCCATACCACCAATCGCATCTATATTTAAACCAAGCATCTTAGCTGTTTGTAAACCGTAGTTAGCAAATGTACCTAAATCTTTAGTAGTCATCTTAGACTCATTAGCCATATATGCCAACTTATTTGCTAAAACACCTACAGTTATCCCTGCATCTTTAAAGTTTGTAATAAAAGAAGATACAACTGTTGAAGTATCTTTTAAAGTATCTCCTGTTATCGATGCAAGTTGAACAACAGCTAGTGTTGCGGCACCCAACTTCTTGTACTCAACCCCTGCCCTACCTAAAGTTAACATTGTTTCATCAATATCAGTAGCTAACCCACCATATGCTTTACCAATCTCTCGTGCGGTTTCTGCTAACTTCTTACCCTCAGAGTAATTAACACCAAGTACTGCAATATTATTAAACAGTGCATCGTCGAACTCAACCGATGCTTTAGCGGCTTCCATAAAGCCTTTAGTAATTAACTGATAACTTCCGTAAATTAAAGTACCTGCACTTGCGTATTGTGCTGTTGTAACAAACTTATGCCCAAATGTTGTGGAGTTGTCTAGTGCCCCAAGTGCGGTTCTACTTCTAGCCTTAGCTTTAGCTCTTTCAGCTTTTATAGCTTCTCGCTTTTCAAGAGCAATACTGTTAAGTACTAGGTTTCTTTGCCATTTCTCATTAGCTCTCTTAGTGTTTGCTAACTTTTTCTCATTAGTAAGTTGTTGGTTAAAGGTTTTTTTGTTTTCAGCTTGTTCTTTCGCACTAGAATTAGCAATAAGGCGAACTCTATATTTATGTGCCGTAGATAACTGTCCTTGAAGTTCAATAAGCTCTCGCTCTGAAAGAGTAATATCTAGTTTACTAGCTACATCTCGCAACTTGTTTATCTGAGTTTTTAACTTTTCTTTTTGTGCTTTAAATTTTTGTAGGTCGAAGCCAACGGAGAGTAATACATCATTATCATTCATAATCGACTCCTAAAAATTATTTGTTATGATATTATATCAGAAAAATTAGCTAGTTTGAACTAGCTAATATAGATAATGCAGATTTTACGGAGTCATCGTTAGCAAAAAGAGGTGTTTTGACCTCTTCTACAGGGGGTTTATATCCTGTTATGAGCATATCATTTATTGTAGAAGTTTCTGAACCTGATGACAATGCTTTTAAATGTGCCATTAGTGCAAGTTGTATTTCCACTGAGTTAAAAGGCTCAACTGCAAAATATGCAGACCATTCTTCAAGTTCATTTCGTGAAAATGTTGTTTCTATTTCACGAATACTTTTACCCAAAGTCCTTGCTACTCTAAATAAAAGTAAGCGGTCAGTGTTGAACTCACCGCTTTGTGTTAGTTTCCCTCGCCACTAAGCTCATCAATTGCATCACTTATCTCATTAATAGCTTCTGAAGCTTTAGCAGATAGAGATGATAACTCTTCAGCACTCATTTTTGGCTCAATCATAAACTCTGCCACTTTCTCTATTTTAACTAACCCTATCTCTTTTGCATTTAATGTTGGTTCGCCATCAACAGGTACTCCTGTAAACATACGAGCATAATACTCGTTTGACTTCTCAACTGTCATTTCTGAAACAGTTACCTCAGCATTTAGAGACTTAATCTTAACCTTTTTTGTTTTTAGGCTGTATTTTCCAAATAATTGGTTACTTGACATCTTTTATTCCTTAGTTTTATTTGAGTTTTTACACTCTAAACAACATAGTGCAAGATGCCTTTGGAGGAAACACTATGCTGTTTAGAGTGTAAAGCCCAAAGGCTTTACAAGTTTTTAGTTACTAAGTAGCTGAAAACTCTGTGATATTCGTTGTAAACTCAACTGTTGATGTAATCATAACAGCATTGTCTTTTTGAACACTTACATCTTGACCTGATACACCTGCACCAAATGTAAAGTAGGTAGGGTTAGATAAAACTGGTGCGGCACCTGCGGTGTCTGTATATATACCATCATTTAAAACAACAATACCAATACGTCTGCTATTATCTATATACATAGCTTTTAGGTCTGCCTGACCTGCCGTATCTTTTGCATCAAATAATGTACCTACTGAAATGTTACCAAGTGATAATGAACCTAGTGACTTTTGAATAGTATCTTTATCCAAACAACTATAAGTTTGAACTGAACGCGTAGATGCTAAAGAACCAATATTTTGGATACATCCGACCTCTTTTGCTGATACTGCTGTAATAGCAGCATTAATTTCAAATACTGTTGTAAGTGCTGTCCCATCAGGAACAAAAAATACTCTCGTACCTTGTGACTCTGTTAATCCCATAATATAACTCCGAAGTTAAGATAATCTAATAAAAGATTTAGACAATTATATCACATTAATACGATTTGAGTGTAATTGCTAAATCAAGATAGCTAAAATCGCCTCTATCTGTCTTTAATATACCTTTATTATCAAGTGAAATAGTTTTTATACTCATCTCTTCAATATTATTTATACTTAACATCAACTGTAACTTATCAAAAAGTTCAATTGAGCGTATTTCACTTTTAGAGTATATAATGCAATTTATTAACATCTCTTCATTATACTTACCATCGTTGTTTAAAGACTGAGCAGAACTTCTCTTAGGTTTAACCTCTAAAAATATCCACTCACTTACACCTGTTATATTAAAATCATTACCTGACCAATGGATAGGTGTTGTAGTCCAATTTGTTAGGAAAAATGTTGAAATATCTATCTTATTTTGTAAAAATGCCATTTAAAGTCCTTTAACTAATTTTATCATACTATTCTTAGTATATTCAACAAAGTTTTGCCAATCACTATTAGTAAGTTGTGGCGAATTATAAGTAGGGTTAAGTAAATATTTCGCATAATGCTGGTTAGAGTTATTTATAGCAGAGTTTGAAAAGACTACACCTATAACACCCTCTCTAAAGTCCTCAAAGGCACTCCATTTTGATATTGAGTGTTGATAGTTTTGACTAGGTCTCCTATTATAGTCATACGCCCACACCCCACCATTCTTTTTAGATGAGCCTAACTTCTTAAGAGTTCTCCTTTCAGTAATATTAATAGCCTTGTGCAGTTTATCCAACACTTGTGTATTAAGCCTACTAAGACTAACTCTTATTTCAGTCATCAGATATAAACCATCGTGACAAGGGATTTATCCTGTAAAGTGTTATGCTCTATCTTCTTAATATTATTTCCATCAACACTAAAGTCTTGTGTAATGTTAGCATTATAAACAATCATTATAGAGTCAGTAACACTCTTATCACTATCAATAACCGCACCTGCTTTAATACCTTTGGTAACTATTGTGGTTGTGGTTGTAGCAAAACTATCAGTTATAGGGTCATACCCTCCTGACTGAACATCGAGAGTAAAAGTAACTGTTGAGCCATACTTATCTATAAGTTTTTTAGTTGTTTTAGATAGGTTATCTACAAGAGCCATTATGCTTTTCCTAAAGTGATTTGAGACGATGACGGAAAGGATGCACCGTAAGTTATTAAACAACTACGAACTTCTTTAGGATAAACTGTTGGAACTTTCCTATTAAGGCGATGTTGTTGGTAATTAACTTCAATAACTCCAACTTTCTCTTTAGTTATTAGTCCATCGTTTCTATCTAACGCGGTAGATAATGAGTTCCTAAAGTCGTTAACTGCCATTATTGCTGTTGCAGTAGCTAAACATTGTATAACTACTGTACCAAGCAATGTTTCATCTATCTTATATAGAATGTTCTTAGTTTGTATTCTAAGATAAACCTCTCTATCTATATCACTTAATGCTAACCAATCCGCTGACTGTAAAGAATTAGCTGTTATATAAGTATCAGCATCAGCTAGTGCAATGAAAGTATCGTAACCTGTTGTTGGGAATACTGTTAACGCCATTTAAAATCCTTTTATCTAAATAGTACAATCGAGAAGAGCTAAACTCTTCTCTGTTGTACTATTTCTTTTTCGCACGAGCTTGTTTCTTTTCTGTTAAAGGTTTAACCTCAACTCCATTAGCTTCATAGTTTCTTTTAATCACTTCATCATCAGTGTAAACTAAGGTGGCGTTCGGTATTGGGTCTTTAAAGTTACTTGAACATTTAACAGAATTTTCAACATCTAATTCTCCATAAACATAAATAGACATAAGTTAATCCTCCGTAGCTACAATTAAGTAGCTACATTAAGAAGTACACCAGCAGTTGACTTAACATCAGTTGCAGATTGTGCCCAATTGGCAGAAGCACCTAATACAGCATCAGCAGGGTTAGCAGTTGATGTATATGTAAATCCTTTAACTCTTAATAGGATAGAACTCTCAGCCTGAATACGGAATTTAAGGTTTGTAGAACCTGTAACAAGCTCTGACATAAACTCACGAGTCTCACTCTCAACAATCTCAACAGCACCTTGTGTTAATCCAAGTACACCGTATGAGGGAGTAACTGCATCCGCCGCTAACATATTAAGAGCACTAGAGTCTGTAACATAAACAGGACGATTTAATGAACCAACATTATCAGTATAAAGAACACCGTTAGCTGTAACATCTCCAGCAGTTGCAAGTGTAAGTTGGTCAGTAACTAAGTTGTTATATGAAGCACCATTCATAACCCATGCAACGATAGATGCTCTTGCATCACCAAACGGTTTAAGAGAAGTGTTAAGGAGTGTAGGAGTAAGTGTTTCAACGCCTGTACCTGTAACATTACCTACAACAGCACTAATCGCACCAACTGTTGCAACAATTGCTTTGTTTAACATGTATGCAGTGATACCAAGACCAATCTGTTCACCAATCGCCATAGAGAAAGCGGCAGAGTCAGCACCATAACGTTTAGCATCTACAAGTTTAAACTCAATCGCACCTGTTGAGAAGTATAACTTAACATTTGTACTATCCGCACTAGAAAGTGTCTTAGGAGCAAGTGTAGCATCAGCTGTAATGTCTCTATCACCAATTATAGATGCAATCTCAGATAACATTGAGAAGTTTTCAAAATCTCCTACAATTAACTCAGAACCTAAAGTAATCGCACCACGGGTACCCTCACTAAACATTGCAACATTTTGCATTAATACTTCAGTCATTGAAGAGTGAACTATTTTATTATCGATTTTTAAAGCCATAATTATTTACCTTTATTAATGTTAAGTCTTACCAAGTCTTGCCACTCTTCCGAACTCATTGAACCCATAAGTTTAGCTTTCTCAGAACGACTTAATTTTGAAATATCCTTAAAACCTAAGTTTGAAGAACTACTATTATCACCCTCTTTACCACCACCTTTTTTTGTAGGGAAGAATATCGAAAACTGCTCATCTTCATATAATCCCATAAGCTTGTCATCAACTGTAAGTGGTTTACCGCTATTTTCATCAAACACTGTTGTACCATTTTCATCAACATAAACAAGTGAACCATCTTTCATAATAAGACTTTCTCTAAGCTTATCTAAGATAAGCTTTTTACCAAGCGTATTAGTTACACCATCTAAAACCCCTGTTTCAAGTAGTGTTAAGTTAAGTTCCTTATTACTAGCCTCACTACGAAGATTTTTTATCTCAGACTCATAAGTTGTCTTACTATCTTCAAGCATCGCTTGTAACTTTGCAATGTCGTTGTTCTCACTAGGTTTTTTAAGCCCATTAAGATACTCAATAAAATTTTCTTCACCTAACTCTTCAAGTCCTGTGTTTTTTCTAATCATATCTTTCAAACTATCCCGTTTATTGATACTCTTATTTAACTCAGTCTCACTATGTGTCAATTTACCTGTTAATTCAGAAATATTTGTACTTGTAGTTGTAGCTACTTGCTCTAACTTAGTTACAAATTCATCATTTCCAAACTTTTTTGCCGACTCTATCAGTTCTTCAAACATATCCATGCCTTTTAGTGCTTATTTTAATAGTATCCACTATTAAGTGTAAAATTGTACCATAACTTTCTACGGTGTCATAGATAATGTTCGCTTATCTGTCTTTTTAACGGTGGCTTTAGGTGTTTCTACTGGTGTAGGGACAAAAGTTGAGTTCTTAATTTTCTCTAACTCAGTAGTTACATCTCCTATCGTTGCCATCTCATACTGTTCTATTGAGCGTAACAAGGTATCTATAGATAACGCACCACCTAGATACATCTCCCACAGTAATCTTACCTGTCCTGAGTCGCTACCAATCGCATTGTAGTCCTTATTAACAGTTATCACACCAACTGAAGATATGGACTTAGGTTCTCCAAGATAATCTATAAGCATATTTGTAGCATTATTTAGTGCATATTCAACAACATTTGCTATTACAGAAACTCTATTAGATGCTTCAGCAGACTCATAGTATGCTTGTGTAGCTGTTTTAGCAGCTTGGGAGCTATTTGTTTGGGATGCACGGATAACTCCTGATGTAATGTCACTCTCAATAACTGCTAAGTCTTTCTGTAACTCACTTATCGATGAACCTGTTAACTCTCTCCACTGAAAGTCACACTCATCTTTAGTACCTGTAAAAATAAATGCTTCATCAACACCAATAACTAATGCAGGTTTAGCAGAGGCAACCTCGCCATCAGTATCAATATCTGCACCCCATATAACAGGTACAGGACAAGCTGACATATCAAGGTATCTATCCTTAGCAGAAGTTCTATTAATGTGTTTAATATTAAGTTTAGCAATATCATAAAGAGGTGGGGTCATTGCAAGATTAAGTTCTACAATAGGTATATAGTTAATACCTGTTGATATAGGCTCGTAAAGTACTAACTCTCCATCGCTGTTAGCTCTCCATAGTTCTATGTCCCCATTCTCTAAGAATACTCTATACTGTTCAACATCAATTGTTTCAAAGATGCTACCGGTCGCATCCTCTTTAACAGTCTCTTTAACAACAACCAATGTGAACTTACCACTCTTATCTTTCTTCCAGTTAATAACACTAGAGCGTCTTAACGCAACAAAATAAGGATTAGATGTTGTATCTATAGTGTCATTATCAACTAAAATATACCCCTTACCATCGAGAATAAGATTAGATGCCAACTCTCTAGCAAACTGATTAAGTGTTGTTTGATTGTCAATGTTCTTAAACAACGAATTAACCTTATTGGAGTAGCCTGAAGTTGTAATTTGCTTTCTAAATATCATACCGATAAACGCTTCAGTAGCTCGTTTAACGAAGTTTTTTACAGCAATATTTTTCTTACGCTCTTCAAAGTTATTACTAGCTTCTTGGGGGAACTGTACAAGATATTCAGCAACATTGTCACTACCCATAAATACTGAATTAACTAACTTGACCTGCTTTTTGTGTTCTCTATATTCACTATGTTCAAAACTAACCATTATGTTGTCCTTTATAATCTTGTGTAAAATTATACCATACTCTTATCACCTGAACCTAGTAACCGTCCCTCTAGCTCTAGCAACCCCCATAATCTTATGTACTAAATACCCCAACGCATCAACCATGTGGTCTGCTCCACCGCTCTTATCAGGCGACCCATCCTTAGTATATGACTGTTCGAGCAAGTTACTTGTAAGTACAGGACACTCATCAGTGTTAATGAGTAATCTGCGGTAGCCAACAGAGTTACATAGTGCGGTGTTCGTGCTGACAACCCTGTCTCTAACAGGTGGGTTTTTCTTAGGTGCAAGTACTCGCCACCCAGCTTCTCGCAGTAGCCCTATATCTGACTTAGAGGCATCAACTGACTTAGATGCCCTACCACTTGCATCAGGGTAGATAATAATTAGCCTACCTGTGTCAAACCTATCTCGTATCTCTTCTATCATCGCAGGTGTATCCCTAACATCACTTATCTCAGCCAGTATCATTAGCTTATCATGCCTTTTAACCCCTATCGTTGCACTCATGTGGTTAACATTAAAGTCCATCCCAATATGCAGAGCCTCCATGTCACTATTAACTCTCTCAAACACTCGGTTCTTAGTGGCATCAAAGTTAGGATAAACTGTACCACTAGCCAAATTAACAAACTGCCCTCCTAAATATGCTTCAATCAACTCTTTAGGGAACGACTCTTTAAGAGTTATGATGTAGTTCTTAGGTAGGAACGGATTGTCGTATGTTGATGCTTGAATAAGGTGGTATCCTCGCTTCTTCTCCTTAACCCATCGCTTATGAACGAACCTAAACCCCTCAGGAGTAGTGTAAACTGTAACAGTGTTATCAACTCTCAACTTCTGCTTTGGTGTAACATGTTGTCTATATACTATCTTCTTACGGTTACGACCTAACATCTTCTGCCACAGCAGTTCTGCCTTATCGCCATCAAGAGTGTCTAGCTCATCAACATGACTATGGTGTACCTCGTACCCAATTATGCGGTCAGCGTTCTCTAACGACCTAAACAAAACTGTACCAATATTAGGCACATCAATAATACCATCGGTCTTGTTTAAAGTGTAACTTATCCCTGCGTTCGTAAACAACTCTTCAAATCTAGGGTATAAAATCTTCTTAATAAGGTCAACAGTTGGTTCATATACAGCTATTTGGGCGTTCTCTATCTCAAATAATTGTTTTAAGCTCTTCATTATCATCGTTTCTGTCTTGCCACCACCGAAGCCTGACACTAATGCAGTAAATGGATATGGGGATGCAATAGTGGCTATCTGATGAGGTAACATCTTCCTACGGAGTACACCGCCCATACTACTCTGCCCCACCTAAGTATGCACAACTAAGTATTAGTGCAGTTATTACATCATCAACAGACTTAAAGTGTTCTGACCCTTGCTTAATATCACTCAACAAGTCTCTAGTCGTCTTACTCACTCGTAACCTACAAGGGTTTTTCTCTTTCTCTGTATGCGATGTTCTCTCAAAATAGTGGCTAGGTATAGTTAATGCAAACTCAACCTTATCTCCTTTAGGTTTAGCTGACTTCTGCATACTCTTCTCCGTTCGTAACTTGTGTTAACTCGATAAGCTCTTCTCCATCGTATTCAATAAACTCAAAACCGTTTATCGCATTTATCTGTATGTTCGTCTGACTCTCTTTAGGACTCAGTCCAACCACTTTAGTCGCACTCTCAATAGTTGACATCGATATCTGAAGTTCTTTAGGGTCAGTAGCTTTACCTATCATCACTACTGCCTTTTTAACAGCCATTCGTGTAGCGTTTTTAACAAGCTCTGCTAATTCGATGTTCCCTGAACGCAATACATCTATGGCTTTTTGTTGTTCATCTGTCATTGGTGCAACCTTTGTTTTTAGAAGTATACCATAATTTGGTTACTTTTAAGGTTAACCTCTTTTGTGTTTAATTCTGTCGCTAATTTTCTGTTGCTGTTTATGCTATCAGTTTGTAAGCTTAGCCTCTTTTGTGTTTTATGCTATACAGTTAACCTCTTTCCTATTTTATGCTATCAGTTTGTAAGTGGTCATCAATAGTTATACCCCCTACAAATCTACACCCCATCCCCTTATAACTAATAGTAACAAATATAAACTATAAATACTTAAAGCGAGTAGCTTTAAACTATAACTACTTAAAGCAACTAGCTGTAAACTATAAATACTTAAAGCTACTAGCTTTAAACTATAAGGTAACTACTGTAAGTAGCTTTAAACTATAAAAAGTTTTATAATATTTTTGTTTAGGTTAGAGTGTATAAAAGGCTATAAAACTATATAATTATAGATATTAAGATAAAACGGTTATAAAACTAATATCTTAATCATATAGCTTTATAAAGCTAACACGATTATAACTATACAACTATAAACGATAAAATATCTAAAAGTATTTATATAAAAATAGCAGAATAAAAAAATATTAATGTAATGCAAAATATTTTAATCTTCCATATATAGGAAAAATGACTACCTAAAATAGTAACCTTTTAAAAGAATAATAGATTAACCTAAATTAATATAGATTAAGCTTAGATTAATAAATAAGAGTATATACTTTGAATAGTTAAAAATTAAACAAGTGAGAGACACACTTAAAAAACTAAGGAACTTACCATGAGTAATATATTAAACAAAGCACAAACTAACCTAGTAACTATTGAAGATACCTTAACTTCATTTAAAGCAAGTAAAGAAGAGATGATACAGAAATGTATAACTTACATTAAAAGGGAGATAGTAGGTAACCGTGAGTTATACAATGTAAATAGTAGAAAAGCTGTAAAGCTCACTAAGGAGCAAATACTTAATAGTGACACAGTGAAAGCTGATAAGAATATATTGAGAGCATTTAAAATAGCACTAATAATGATACAGAGAGATTTAGTGATAGCTATTGAGGTGTTAACTATATCACAGATAGAAAACTTATGCTTATATGGTACAAAGAATGGAGTAAATGGATTAATGCGAAATGAGGATTATATTCAAGCGGTGAAAGACTACTTGAAAGAGTTGAAAACTCGCGAAGTAATCACAAAAACATTTGAGAAAAGAGGGAAGTAGTCCCTCTTAAAACATAATCATACAGCTCATAGTGTTTATGAGTTGTTAGTTATATTTTAAGAGTGACGAGTATTTGAGAATTATTTAAAAATTTACAAAATTCTTGGATATGGTTTGTTTAATTACTGAAAATAAAAATATTAGGAGATAAAAAATATCAGTAAATAAAAAAGTAAGAATTATGCAATTTTGGTTTTAAAAGTTCTAACAAGATAGAAAAAAATTGACTTATTAATGTTAACCGTAAATAAAGAGTAAGTATAAGGTAGTAACCTAAACTCATATTGTAGCGAAATATGTTTGTGTTGTTAGATGCACATAAAAGTTTAGGTGAAATTGCTTAGTATTAATATTAAAATAATTTTAATATTAATAACGGTAGTGTACTGATGCACTACTTATGAGGGATAAAAGGCGGTTAACTATAAAATAAAATTGGATAACTTTTAAAAATTTAGCAGGTCGATAAGTATTTCGACCTATTACTGAACTTTTAAGATTATCTAATTTTAGCGAACTTTACAGAGAAATTGGGATGGAAATATTTAATTATGTACTTACTTTTAAGTGTAGGAGCTTTAATTAAGCACATATAAAATATTTTGGAGGGAGTTATGGAAAATTTAACTTTAGATTTAAGCGGAATAATTGGCGGTGCTATAGAACAAAAATTTAGTGAATTAGATATTAATAAAAAGATAGCTGATTTATTAGGCGATGTTGCGAAAAATGCTACAAAAACAATAGCGATTTCTTTAGATGGTGCTGAACCTAAAAAAGTGGGTAAACAACATAAGCAATTTGAGCGAATACTTAAAAAAATTGCGAGAGGTGACAACCTCATTTTAAAAGGTGAAGCAGGAAATGGAAAAACTCATTGTGTAGAGCAAATTGCAAAAGCTTTAAACATACCTTTTCATGCTTTAAGTGTAAGTAACCAAAGCACAAAAACGGATATTTTAGGTTTTGTGGATGCAAATGGTGTATATAGATATAATGGTTTTATTAGTGCTTTTAAAGATGGTGGTATATTTTGTTTAGATGAACTTGATGCTGGAAATCCAAATGTTTTGACATCTTTAAATAGTGCAATTTCTAATGGTTTTGTTGAAGCACCAAACGGTGACTTTATAACCGCTCATAAAAACTTTAGATGTGTAGCTACGGCAAACACAGTTGGGCGAGGAGCGAATACTAAGTATGTCGGAAGGAATAAACTTGATGGAGCAACACTTGACCGCTTTGGTATGCTTGAATTTGAACTTGATGAAGATATTGAGCTTATGCTTTTAGATAATGACAAAGATTTTCACTTAGCTGTAAGAAGTATGCGAAAAATTGCGAGTCAAAATTATGCTGACTTCTTTATATCGCAAAGAAGCTCAGTACGATTGCGAAATTGTATAGTAAGTGATGGTGATACAGTTGATGAAGCTTTAGAATATGCTTTATTTAAAGGTTGCGATGAAGATATCGTTAAAGAATTAAAAAAAGTATTTAAGCAATACTATAAATTTCACCCTAAAGTCGATTATGTTGAGCCTAAAGTTGAAAAAGTTGAAGTTGAAAAAGTTGAGCCTAAAGTTGAAGAGATTGAATTTGAAGATTTAGAAGCACCAAGTACTTCTGGTTTTAATTGGTAAAGAGTAAGTTATGAAAGAAATAATAAAAGAATTTAACAATGTTTCAGAATTTAAGAGATATTTAGACTTAAATTCTGATAAGCCATCAAGAGAGTGTTTACAAAGTAAAGATGAAGAGTTTTTTGGGACATATAATTGGAAAGAATTTGAGGAGTATCTCTCTACTGGAAACAAAGATGCGACAAAAGAGATTAAAGATTATACTAAAAAATATGTAGATTTGTTTGAAGAGCAAATAATTAATACTACATATTATGCAATGGATGTTGTTGGTGATTTCTTTGATATTGGGGCAGTGTTAAGTGGTTTACCTGAAGCATGGTTAAAAGAAGTCACAGTTAAAGATGATAAATTTATTATCTTAAACATTCAAGGTAGTTATTCACACAAAGCTGATTTAGGGATTGTAAAGAAAAATGCGAGTAAGTTACTTGCAATATGTTCAATCCTTGAAGAGCAAGGATTTTTAGTTGAGATAAATGTTGTTTTTGCATTTAGAAAGTCTGGAGGAAAAAACACTTCATGTAAGGTTGTTATGAAAGTTAAAGGATATGATGATTTTATAGACTTTAAAAAGTTTGGAATAATTTTAGGCATACCATTTTTTAGAAGAGGGATACTAAGACTTTTAGAAATTGAGTATAAAAGGAAATTAGTTGCAAATTTTGGCACTCCTGATTTTAGTAATAAGGAGTTAATAAATTTGGTTTTAGATAAAGATATTAAAGCTTTGGAACAAAAACTTAAAGGAGGAAAACATGCAACTTCGTAAAGGATGGATTTACATTATAGAAAAAACACCAAAAACTTTTTATATTGTAAAACAAGTTGGGCAAAGAAGTTGGGTTGCTCTTAATGTCTTCACATCCAAACAGGGTGTAGATGACATTATGCAAGGGAACTCAATAAGTTTAGGTGCAAAGATTGGCGAAACTATAAAGGTTGTCTCATACAGTGTGCAAAATGTTGTAGGGTTTAGAGAAACAATGTTTAATGTTTTAAAATATGGCGAATTATAAAGGATTTATTATGATAGAAGTTTTTGTAAGTAAAGAGATTGAAAGTGATGGGAGATACACAACACTGGTATTTAAAGGAAGTATTGACACATATAAAGATTATTATAAATATTTAGAGTGTAGTACTTTTGATGTTGTTAGAATTAACTATAAAGGTCACGATTTAAGTATTTTTGTAGATGATGATGGAATGGTTAAACAGGGTAATTATGGTCGAATAGTGTTTGGTTATGATTATCCCTTATTTGGTGCAATGGTGCTTACAGGAGGTATTAACTCATTAGGAGAAACTTTACCTATTCCCAATGAGTTAACTTTATCAGATATTAAAGAACTAATATCTGATGTTAGATATATTACAAACTAAAAGGATTTAAGATGAAAGATTTATCAAAATTTAAAAAACTTGGGCTTAAAGTATCTGTTTTTGGTGCAAACCACTACATTATTGGAACTTCTTTTGGAGTTGCATTTATTAGCTATGATTGGGATTATAGTAGAACAACAATGAAGTATTTAGGGTAATGGTTAGGGCAAAATACAGCTGAAACTAGAAAAGATATTAAAAGTGGTAGATTTACCATAGAGGAGTTATAAAATGTTATTAGATTATACAGAAACATGGTATGAAGCACATGAGGTTTTACTTATTGAGAACCTACAAGGAGAAATGTTATGAGTCCTAAAATGGAAATGGAAATATGTAAACTTAACAAAGGTAAAAGCATAAGGGAAGTTTTATATAGATTGGAGCTTATGCAACAGTTTAGAAACTTTAAGTTAACTCAGAAGCTAAAATTTGAGAGATTTTATAAAGGAATAGGAGTACACCATGAAAGTGCATGCTGAAAATAATTTAGAAGATTTGTATAAACAAATTGATGTTTGGAGCGAGTTAGGGGTTGAAGAAGTAACTATATCTTTGAGCGATTTAAGACTATTAAAAGAGTGTTATATAGAAGATATTAGTTATTTTGTAGAAGAGCTTAAAGTTATTAATAAAGCACATAATGAACAGTTGCGAGAATTAAGAGATAGTCTTATAACTGTTCTAAAAGGAAAAAACAATGTTTAAACAATATTTAGGTGGTGAAATGTACCTATTAATTCACGGTAAAGAAGAGATAAAAATAACCAAAGAGTTCATGCGAGAAATTGTGAATTATTATGATTGTGAGAACAATGACACATATAATTATATAGATATAACAGAACTTTTAGATAGAATAGAAAGCTTAGAATGTGATAATGATAACTTATTTTATCAAATTGAAGAGCTTGAAAAAGAACTTTTTGATATGAAAATTAAGCTTTTGAAATTTGAAAAAGATAAAGAATAATAAGTTTTTAGAAGTGAAATTACGATTAAATGGAGCTCCTACGCTTCTAAATATTTAGCCAAAAAAGTGGCTTCATTTAGTCGTAATTTTGCAAAAAGGTAGTAACGGCTCTAAATTTTGAGAGATTTTCAAAAAATTTTCTAAATTTTTTGAAATTGAAACTTAAACGAATATAAAGAAAAAAGTGAGTATTTTTGACTTTTTTATGTAAAAATACACCAAAAACAGCAAAAAGGTAGTAACCGACTCTTTTTTTACTACCTCGTTACTACCTAAGTTACTACCTCAAAAAGCCCTATATATAGGGCTTTCTTACACAAGGTAGTAAGGTAGTAATGGGTTTCAGGGTGTACATATATAATTTTTTTTTTTTTTAGAAAAAAAAAAAATAGTTGTACAGAACAAACAGTGCAAAAATGGTTACTACCTTACTACCTTTGCTTCAAAGTACGGTGTCAACGAGGTTTGTTAGGTAGTAACGGTCACTAAATCCCAAAAACAGGTTACTACCTTGTTTTTTCACTAATTATTTGATAAAATTACACTATCAAAATTTAACGAGTGTCCAAAGCTCAAAGTGAACTCTTCGGAGTCACTCGTTAAGTCTTGATTATTTAAGAGAGCTTTGGACACTTCTCTTAAAAGACTTTAAAAAACTAGAAGTCCTACGGAGGAAATAAATGAACGATGTATTAAAAGATGCTTATGGAAAATATAAAGCTTTAGGTTTTATATTACAAAAATCTGTAAAGAATAAAAAATTCTCTGTAAAAGAGGGAGTTTACGAAAAACGAGAAAATGAAAACTGGGATGACAAGGCAACAGGTTATGTCGCAATAGTTCCTAAAAATTTAATTGTTATTGATGCCGATACTTATGTTGATGGTTGTCAATTTGAAGAACTTGTTAAAAAATTACAGCTCACAACTATGCCTGAACCATCAGTTGTAACACCTAGTGGAGGTTTGCATTATATCTTTGAAAATAAATATCCTGAAATGGTCATTGGTAATCATGGATTTAAAGGTGTTGATATTTATGCAGGTTTTCAATCTGTAATTCCAATAGTTGGTACGACAGTTTTAAATAAACAAAAAGAGTTAAACCAATACCGATGGGACGAAAACAGTTTTGACTCACTTGTAATTAATTCTTGGGAAGAGATAATGCTCGATGTTTTGTGTATGCGAGATAGAGTAAATGTTGATAGTGATTTTACAGACAACAATGACGATGGGTTATTTGAAGCTATTAAAAATGAGCAGATGCCTTTTGAAGAGGTTGTGGAGCTGTGTAAACAAATACCTATTGAAATTTATGGATGGGATACAGGATGGTTAAAGTTTGGTATGGCGATGTATGATAGATTTTGTGGAAGTGAACAAGGTTTAAAATTATTCCAAAAAACTTGCACAAGATATTCAGATAATCATCCTGACTTAAATGAGCGAAAATGGAGAAATGGTAATTTTAAATCAAACGGACAAATAACTTACAAGACCTTAAAGTCTTTAGCAAACGAGGGTAAAATTTTAGAAGTGTTTAAAACTTTAAACGATGCAGAAGATGTTGAGGAGCTTGAAAGTTTGGCAGATGATTTACAGTCACAGCGATTAAACACTACAATCAAAAAAGATGATACTGTTCGTAATGAGATTTTGGAAGCCCTTTGTGTTAAGTCAAAAGAACTTACAGGTAAACCTGATAAAGTTAAATGGAAAAAAGTTGTTAAGTTTGTTGAACCTGAAACAGAGTTAGAAAAATCAACAGAGTTTGACATTTATCGACTAAACAATAAATATTTACTTCGTATTGGTAACAAAATAATTTCAGATATTAGCCCTACAATGCTTAAAGAGATTTTAGCATCTTATGGGTATCACTACTCAAAAGAAGAGTTCCCAAAACTTAAAATGAATATTAAAACTATTTCAGATTATCAACGAGTACCTGATTATACAATCAACACTCATTTACATTTTGGACTAGAAAAACAAAAAGGTGTTTCAGTCGATGCTTTTGTAATTCGCTTTAATCCTCTCCACGACTTGGTTGAAAGTGAAGTGGATGAAGATATTGTTAAAGAATTTTTTGAAGATGTTTGGGCTGGAAAGCTATACGACATTGTAAAACTAATGGCTTTAACAATAAAACTTAAAGAGCAAAAACTTAATAGACTTATGATTATTGCACCATCAAATGCAGGTAAGTCTGAAATATTTACACATTTGTATTTTCAAAAAGTAACTATGGCAAGACTACTTAACGGTATGCGAGGGGATAAAGGTATTGGTAGTGATGTTGTGAGCGGTATCCGCAACAGCGGACTGCTTTTAATTGATGAAGCAAATAAAGCTTTAGAGGCAGAGATTAAAGATATGGATAAAGAGTTACATATCGACCAATTTGGTGCAAGTGGTGGAACACAAATACTACCACTACATTTTACAGCTTTAACCTCAACACATTCAAATGCCACTAGGAACAACTCAGATGAGTTATACAACAGGTTTTTACAAATAGAGCTAAGTAAAAACGAAATGAAGCACACTGTAAGTGAGGGAGAACTCTTTAGAAAAGATAGTAGTCGTTATACAGACCATGTCCGTGTGAAACTTTTATCGCTTTTTAAAGAAGCCTTAGAAAGTGACGAGGGTATTAACGAGCTAAGAACTTTACAGGAAAAATATAGACTGCCTTTAAATACTGACTTGGATGAACTCTTATTTGAAATAAGTGAGGATTTTATTGATGAAACAAAGTCTTCAGCTAGAGATAGTGGGAATGTTGTTAGTCATCGAGGTAGCTATTACTACAAGCGAAGAGGAGACATTGAAAATTATTTTAATAATAAATTAGGCGAAATAGATGCTCTTGATGTTGGCAAGTATTCTGAAAAGTTAGTAAAGCATTTTGTCTCTCAGAAAAGCAAAAGCTTAAAAATAAATGGGAAACCTACAAAATATTACGAAGTAACACTTGCACCATTTACAGAAAATGAGGAGCAGTTAATTACTTCAATTTTTGATGACTTAACATTAGATGATTTTTAAATTTACAAAGGAGGAATAAAAGGTTAATAGGTTTTAAGTTTTATTAAGGAAACTTATTGTACAATACAGTTACAAAAACTAAAAGGATGAAAGATGAAAATTCAAATTGAGATAGACACAAAAAGTTCAACAGAAGTATCGGAAGCAATTAAGCTTTTAACATCACTTCTAAATAAAGCCCCTGAAGCTAAAAAAACAGCTAAGGTAGCTAATGCTATTCCTAAAGAAAGAAAACAAGCTGAGAAGCCTGAGAACATATCAGAACAGCCTAAAAAATTAGTCGATGATGTTAAACTTGGAACATTAAAAGATTTAGCACGAGATAAGGCACAATCTGTTGGTAGAAGTGAAGTAAAAACAGCCATTTCAAAATATGCAGATAAACTTACTGAAGTTGCTGAAAAAGATTATGTATCTCTAGCAAAAGATTTAGAAGAGTTAAAATAATGCAACACGCAAGATTAAGTCCATCAAGTTCTTCTCGATGGCTCAACTGTACAGCATCAGTTAAAGCTATTGAGAAGTATGAAAACACTTCAAACAGTGCCTCAATATGGGGTACAAATGTTCACTATTTGGGTGAACAACTACTTAAAGGTGTTTTTATTGATGTCGGACAAGAACATGAAGAGCAAGGTGTAAAGTTTATTGTTGACTTTGAAATGTTGGAGTGTGCAGTAGAGTATTGTGATTATGTAAACTCATTCATTGATAAAAATAGTGTTGTTCTTATTGAAGAACAATTCAATTTAGGTTTTATATCTGAGGGTCAGTTTGGTACTTCAGATGCAACGGTGTTAAATGGTAACCATTTGCATGTTATGGACTTAAAAACAGGACATGGTATTGTGATGGCTGAAAATAATACACAACTAATGCTTTATGCTTTAGGTGCTGTACACGAGCTTGATACAATTTATGATATTGAGACAATAACTTTGCATATTGTACAAACACGGATAGGACATATTGACACTTGGGAATTAAGTATCGATGATTTAATGACATTTCAAGATGTAGCTAAAAGTGTTAGTAGTTCTATTGTAAGTGGGAATACGACTTTTAACCCATCAGAAAAAGCCTGTGCATGGTGTCAGCATAAAGTTAATTGTGAAGCTTTACATAATCATGTTAATGATGTTGTTAAAGGTTCTTTTGACAACTTAGAAGATATTGATGGTAATGTTGACAAAATAGATGTTGAACATATTATAAAGATAATGAAGAATAAAGATTTAATAGTTAGTTTTATTAAAGCTATTGAAGATAAAGCTCTAGAGTTAGCAAGTCAAGGTGAAAAAATTGATGGTTTTAAATTAGTTGAGTCTAAACGAAACAGAAAGTGGATTGATGAAGATGAAGTTAAAAAATATCTTAATCGTAAAATTCCTAAAAAAGATTTATATGTTGAAAAACTTATTCCAATGACAAAAATTCTAAAGTTGCGACCAAAAGATGAAAAGTTAGAAGCAATGTTAACTCGACCTGATGGTGTTCCTGTTTTAGTTCCATTAACAGACAAAAGAACCCCTATTGAGAGTACACGAGAGATGTTTAGCGAGGGTTAAACATCTCTTCTCCCTGAGTGTTGGCTCATAGAAACGACTAAAACTAAAATGCTACAAGGATAAAATTATGGCAAAGATACAAATTAAAAATGCAAGATTAAGTTTCCCAAGTCTCTTCAAAAAGGCTGAGTTTAATGGTACTGTTGGTAAATATGAAGCAACGTTATTGTTTCCAAAAACTGATACAAAAACTTACAATGCAGTAATCAAACTTATTGAGGACTGTAAAAAAGACAATAAACTTAAAGTTGCTCCAGATAAAGTGTTCATTAAAGATGGTGATGATGTTGAGTATGATGGTTATGCAGGTATGTGGGCTGTAAAAGCAAGTAACAATAGCAGACCTACGGTTATTGACAGAGACCGTACACCACTTACTGAAGATGATGAAAAGTTTTATGCAGGTTGTTATGTTAATGCAATTATTGAAGCTTGGGGTCAAAATAACTCTTATGGTAAAAGGGTTAACTCTAACCTTTTAGGTGTTCAATTCGTTAGAGATGGTGAACCATTTGGTGATGGTGGAACTTCTGCAAGTGTTGATGAGTTTGATGAAATTGATGAAGATGAAGAGTTTTAATCAGTAAATTCTTAATAGACTCTTTTTAGAGTCTATTATAGAGTTTATCTCTCTAATAAAAATAAGTGTAACCACTTTAAAAGGTTTAAAAAATGAAAAATTTAATAGTACTTGATATTGAAGTTTTGCCTAATTACTTTTTAGTCGCAATAAAAGGTTTAAAATCAGGTAGAACATTATTAATTGACATGTTTGGTGAGTCAACAACACTTACTAAAGAAAATAAGTCAAAACTGAATACGATACTTAGAGCAAACACCTCTTTTGGTTTCAATTCAATCAAATACGATATGCCCTTGTTAAACTATGCTTTAAGTGGTGCAAGTTGTAATATGATTTACAAAACATCAAAAGATATTATCGAAAAAAACCAACCACACTTTATAACCTACCGTAACTTAAACTTAAGAGAAAGAGCTTACGACCATTTCGATATAAGCGAACCTGCACCTGCGGTGATGATTTCTTTAAAAAACTATGGTACACGGATAGGGTCTAAAAAGCTACAAGACTTTTATTTAGACCCACACAACCCTATTAATGTTGATGAAGTTGCCCCATTGCGAACCTATTGCTTAAATGATTTAGAAGTGACTATTGACTTGTATGAAAGTATTAAAAATAGAATTGAGTTACGATTAAATATGAGTAAGCAATATGGTTTAGACTTACGAAGTAAAAGCGATGCTCAAATCGCAGAAACAGTACTTGTGTCTGAGTTGTTAAAACTAGGTGTTAATGTTATTAAGCCTGATATTCCAATATCATATAAGCCAACATATAATGCTCCTGATTATATATCTTTTGAAACACAAGAACTTAATGAGCTACTTGAAGTAGTTAATACTACACAGTTTAGTTTATTAAGTAATGGTGCTATAAAAATGCCTAAAGAGTTGTCAAACAAAAAGATAAAAATAGGTAACACAATTTATAAAATGGGAATAGGTGGTTTACACTCCCAAGAAAAGTCTATGGTTGTTGAAAGCAATGATGAATTTGTTATGCGAAACGCAGACTTTACAAGCTATTATCCATTTATAATAATAGTAAATAATCTTTATCCTAAACAGTTTGGGAAAAAGTTTTTAGATGTTTATGGAAAAATTGTTGAAGATAGACTTGTATCTAAAAAACGAATGAAAGAGATAAAAGCAGAATTAAAAACTAATAAAAGTTTAGAGTTGGAAAAAGAGTATCTACAACATGAGTTGATAGCAGATAGTTTAAAAATTTGTATTAACGGTTCGTTTGGTAAGCTTGGTTCTAAATACTCAAAACTTTACTCTCCTGACCTACTCCTTGCGACAACACTTACAGGACAATTAACACTATTAATGTTAATTGAGCAAATGGAGTTGAATGGTATTAGTGTTGTTAGTGCAAATACTGACGGTATAGAATACTATTGTCCTAAAGACAAGACAAACCTTGCTCTAAGTATAATATTCGACTTGGAACTTGTTAGTGGGTATAACATGGAGAATGATGAGTATAAAGCACTATATGCTAGAGATGTAAATAATTATGTCGCTGTTTATGATGGTTATGTTAAAGCAAAGGGTATGTATGGTAAAACAAGTCTTAAAAAAGGTCTCTCAACACCTATTGTATATGAGGCAGTCAGAGAGTATTTGCTTGATGGCACACCTATTGAAGATACTATCAGTTTATGTAAAGATATAAATGAGTTTGCATCGGCAAGAACGGTTAAAGGTGGTGGGGTTTATAACGAAAGCTATCTTGGTAAGATGGTTAGATGGATTTATGACACTCGCTCAGTTGACTGTATCAAATACAAATTAAACGGTAACAAAGTACCTAAAACAGACAGTGCTTATCCGATGATGGATATTTTTGAGGAAGTACCTAAAACATTAAATTATAAATGGTATTTTGATGAAGCGATTGAAGCTTTAAAAAACTTGGGGGTTGATTATGAAATTAGATAAAAATAATTTACATACCTATCAAGAAAAAGCTGTTAATCATATCCTAACTACTCAAATGAATAAAGAAACACTTATAGAAATGTTTGAATACAAGAAAGGTAAATTATACAACAAATACACACGTAACCCTAGAGCGTTGCAATATAGTGAGATTGGCTCAAAACATCATTCAGGTTATCGCCAAGTTCAAATAAGCGGTAAACTGTATATGGTGCATAGATTGATATGGATTATTTACAATGATGAAATACCATCAGGTATGGAAATCGACCATATTAACCATATTCGTGATGACAATAGGTTAATCAATCTGCGTCTAGTTACTAGACAGGACAATCGTAGGAACCAAAAACTAACTGCTAGAAATACATCAGGGACAATGGGAGTGTACCTGATTAAAAAGTCAAATCGCTGGTGTGCACAAATTAAAGTTGATGGTAAAGTTATATATTTAGGTACATATAGTATAAAAAAAGAAGCTATTGAGGTTAGAAAAAAAGCAGAGACTACATACGGTTTCTACAAAAATCATGGAGGTAAATAAAATGAATAAAAATTTAATACAAGGAGGTCGCCCCATTCTAAAAAAAGAGCAATTACATGAGTATCAAGAAAAAGCTGTTAATCATATCCTAACTACTCAAAATTCAGCTTTATTTTTAGATATGGGGCTTTGACCTTGGTAAAACAATAAGTTCCTTAACCGCCATTGAAGAGTTAATGCACAATAGATTTGAAATAAGTAAAACCTTAATAATTGCACCATTACGAGTATGTAATTCTGTTTGGAAACAAGAGGCTACTAAGTGGGAACATACAAAACACTTAAAATTTACTAATTTAAGTGGTGGGAAAATCAATATGTTAAAAGGGTTACAACGAAGTAGCGATATATACTTAATAAATAGAGAGAATGTAAAAGCATTAGTTGTTGCAATGAAAGGTAAATGGGATTTTGACATGGTTGTTATTGATGAAAGCTCATCGTTTAAGTCTCATGCTTCACAAAGATTTAAAGCTTTAAAGTCTGTTTTACATAAAATATTTAAAACAGTAATTCTTACAGGAACACCTGCATCGAATGGTTTTATGGACTTGTGGAGTCAAATTTACTTATTAGATAGGGGCGAACGACTTGGTAGAACTATAACTGATTACAGGTTGCGATATTTTGATAGAGACTTTATGGGATATAACTATGAACTAAAAGGCGGAGCAATTAAAGATATACAAGACAGAATATCTAATTTAGTATTATCAATGAGTGCTAAAGATTATCTTGAACTACCTGATGCAATACCAATAATTTTAACAAATAAATTAAGTGGCGAATTGTTAAAAACATATAATAAGTTTGAAAAAGATTTAATCTTATCTATAAGTAAGGAGGAAAATATTACAGCGATGAGTATGGCAGTATTAACAAATAAATTGTTACAATTTTGTGGTGGAGCAATGTATGATGAGCATAAAAAAGTACATCATTTCCACGACTTAAAACTTGATACATTAAAAGAATTAGTTGATGAAAATCCTAAATCAAACTTATTGGTTGCATATAACTATAAGCATGAGTTAGAACGACTTATTAAGGCTTTTCCTAAAGCAGTAGTTATGGATAAAGCAGGTCAAGCTGTTAAAGATTGGAACGATGGCAAGATAAAAATGTTACTTGTACATCCTAAGTCAGCAGGGCATGGTTTAAACTTACAATATGGTGGAGATACTTGTGTTTGGTTTAGCTTAACATGGAGTCTTGAAGAGTACTTACAATTTAATGCTCGACTACATCGACAAGGACAAAAAGGCGATGTTGTTAGGATATTCCATATCGCTGTTGGAGAAATTGAAGAGCGACTAATGAGAGTTTTAAGCGATAAGAATACTGTACAGTCAGACTTATTGTTGGCATTAAAATAACAAACTTAACCTTGTTTAAGTTTACTTAAGGTAAAATACATTATGGAAAAGAAATCTGAAAGCAAAATACAGTCTGAAATTATTAAATACCTTGAAGATAAAGGTTATTATGTAATTAAGATTGTAAGAGCAAATAAGAGCGGTGTTAGCGATTTAGCTGTTTGTGCTGATGGCAAATTCATCTGCATAGAAGTTAAAGCTGAGGGAAAAAAGAAAAATACCTCTGCATTACAGAAGCATCATCAGTACTTAGTCACTCAAAGTGGTGGCAAAGCATTTGTTGCTGACTCTGTATGGGATGTTATTGAAGAAAATATTTAAAGGATATTAAAATGGGCGAAACAAATACTACACATATCTCTGTAACTATAGAGATGAAGAAAAAAATAAAAGAGTTGGCACAGTTTGAAGAACGCTCAATGCGGACAGTTCTTAAACGATTAATTGATGCTGAGCATGTAAAGCTTAGTAAGTAATTTAAACTAAAAGGAGGAGTAAAAGATGAGAAACAAATTAGACAGACTAAAACACAAACTCCGTTGGCTTATGATTAAACATGAGCTATCTATAACTTTACTATTCATAGTAATATCAACTATAACAATTGTAACAATGTTAAGACCATGAAACTAGATACATTCTTAGCTCTATATGATAAGGAAAGTAAAAATGCTATATATGTTCAAAGCACACACAAGCATAAGTATTTATATCGTATAGATGGTAGCTTATATGTTAATGAAAGAGCATTGCTTAATAGAAGAGCTTTTTATGCAAAAATATGGAACTTATCACATACCAACTATTATAGATTTATATTAGAGGGTATAAAAGAGTCAAAAGTAGCTGAACTATTAGCTAAATATACAGAGTATAGTAAAAACAGTTGGATTATGTTTATGCAGTCTGATTTATTCTCTATGGCTTTTAGAGACAAATCTTTATTATCCTATAAGATAACAACTAAACTGTGGATATTTTATAGAATTACTACTCTATTTATTAGGGTTACTGAAAGGAAATTAAAATGACAAGAGATAACGTATTGAGTGTTATTATGCTTATTGCCACAAACTTAGCGATGCTTAAACCAAACGAATTAACTAAAGTTCAAAGCAACTTCAGAAGAGCATTACGAAAGATGTTAAATAAAATACATAAACATGAAAGACTTTATTATGAGAAGATAGTTAAAGAGACTAATGATGCTTGGAATAAAACTATAACTGAATTAGAGAAGCAGAAACTACAAATGTCAATATCAGATGTTCTACTATCATTAAATTTAATTATAGAGAATGAAAACTATACAAAGAAATTTTATACACAACGAACTGTGAATAATGTTTTAAATAGTCTTAAAGCCAATTCAAATATATCTGATGAAATATATAAGAAGACAGAGAAAGACACTAATATAATAGTAAATACTCTTGTGAGACACCTAAATATAAAAGTGTTAGATAATGGATTACGAAGAAGATTTTTAACTATAAAAAATAACTTAATAATAGAGGGGAAGATTAAATGAGTACTAAAAAATTACTAAGTGAGCGTGGAGCACAGTATGGTGAGTTTAAAATTAATGTTAAAGCGATTAAAGACATTTGTAATACTTTAAAAACAATAAGAGAAGAGTTTAATGGCTCTAAACTACTATTTTTATGTGATGAGGACATTGAAAACTTCTTTTTAGTTTTAAAACTTGTAAGGATGCAGACATCAAGTGATAAAGATAGCCTTGACGACTTAATTGGATATGCTACATTAATTAGAGATAAAAGATTTAAGCCTTAAACATTAGGTTCGCTATTATTCATGCAAAGTTTAAAACAACATCAGACAACTTCTTAGCTCTATTTGATGTTTGTTCAGCCCATCTACTATCAAGCATTTCAACACTAGCTTCTGCATACTTACCATCTTTTAAAAAGTTAATGGTATTATGAAATTCTAATAAGCCATCTACACCCATCTGATATGCCATTTCATACAAAACATTCTCTATTTCTTTCGGCAAAGTCTTTATAAATGGTAATCTTAATTGAAGATTATCTACTGTTATATTTACTCTATTGCGAAGCAAATCACTGGCTACTATCTTTGAAATTCTGATTTTATTTGTAGTTAGTATATTTATTAAGGCATTTTCAATTACTTTTTTATCAATGTAGGTTTCTTTTAAATCGTCAACCACCATCCTAGCTTCTTTCCCTGATAATGGCAACTTAGTACCGTAACCAATAGTATCAAAGCCTAGTGTGTCTTTATATGATACACTACTATATCCCTCACTTAATTTTATATTCTCTAATAAAGTTTTCATCTGCTACTCCTTTTTACCTTTTGCACTAGAGATGACACCACCAGTAAAATACCAAGTTATAATAACAATGGCGATATATCCTATACTAAAAGCATTAGCAAAGATTAACAGTGGTTCTAAATCAAGTTGTACTATACCTTCAGCTTTAACACCATCTTTAAGCTCTATGAATTTATACACTGTATTAAAAACCACCATAGTTAAACCAGTTAGAAAACTAACCCCAAATAGAAAGCTATACCAAAAGGCTAACACTCTTTGAGCTATCTT